TTGCCAAAAGGTTTTGAAATACCACTTTCCAGAAGCTCAGGGTTTTGGTGACATTAAAAAATTCAGTTATGCAGTCTTTAAATCTATTCTCCGAAATAGAGGAATTAAAGATCGATCGATCGACATCATCACCGGCGGGTTTCCGTGCCAGCCGTACAGCTCAGCAGGATTACGAAAAGGAACGGACGACCCTCGCCACCTCTGGCCAAACATGCTTGAGACAATTCGCCAGTTTAAGCCGACGTGGGTCGTGGGCGAAAACGTTCGCGGCATCACTAATTGGAATGGAGGGTTGGTATTCGAGCAGGTGCAAGCTGACCTGGAGGCTATCGGGTACGAAGTACAAACGCTTGTACTTCCAGCTTGTGCCGTCGACGCTCCACACCGAAGAGATAGAGTTTGGTTTGTTGCCTACTCCCGTGACAATGGATTACATGGACGCAAAGACAGACAAGGCATGGGAAAAGGAAATGACAGTGACACGGCCAGGGCGAAAGAAACCATCGAATTTGAGGGATGTTCCAAACAGGGCGCCGCAATTATTACCAACAGTTCAGACGCAAGGGCTAAAAGTGTGCGACGAAAACGGGAAAACACAATTCATGAACCTGGGATTACTTCCAACACCATCACAGAACAACGAGAACGGCAGGTCAGAGGGTTGGAGTCCAAGTTTGTTGCAGGCGGTTACTGCTTTAATTCCTACGCCTACATCCAGGGATTACAGATCAGGGTTCGACCCGAATGGCCAAGCATTCAAAGACCGGCTGAATCATCCAAGGGGTGTCAACCTTGTGGAATACATGCAGCGGGTGGAGAATGGATTTCTACCTACTCCGACTGCTTCCGAAGGATTCAAAGCGACTGCAAACCAGAATCAAGACAACTTGCAAAAGAGATTCCAAACTGGGGGCAATTCCCAACTCAATCCCCGCTTTGTGGGCGAAATGATGGGGTTTCCACCGGATTGGTTGGAATTACCTTTTCAAGACACCGCCGCGAATCAATCCAGGCCTACGGGAACGCCATAGTTCCACAGGTTGCCTATCAAATTTTCAAATCAATCAATGAACATGAAAGAGCAACAACTAAAGGACGCATTCGTCCAGGTCTTTAAAGATCAAGACCCAAAAGAAGTTTTAGTCATCGAATCAGTTGATGCAAGGGCAAGAACATTTTTTTATGTTCAATCCAAGGAATGCAGGCTAAAGGTTTTTCACGACAATGTAGAAGTATGGGAAAAGATTGGCACTAAAAGTCCGGTCAAAACCCTTGTTCTTGAAAAGCCAATGATTCAAGCCCTAAATAAACTCTACGATGAGCACTAAAGCACATATCAAATTAAATTCTAGCGTTGAGATTTACGAGGAAACTTCTGAACCTCAAAGCGAAAATGGGAAATGGATCGGTGATAATATTTACTTTTTGTCTGATCCCGAATACATTGACCGCGTACAATTAAATCCTAAGTCTGGGAATATGTATGTGATACTTAGAAATCCTTATAGTTTTTGGAAGATGGATTTAAAGGATTTAATTAGGATCGAATACGACATTTACGGGCTGGAAGTTGTGATAAAAGGAGGAACCCAAACCGCTAAAAACTTAATACTAGCCAAAGAATGAAACGGATTCAGTACTTTGAGGTGCCTGGGAAGGTGCCGAGCACAAACGAGGTCTTGAGCTTACTCTACGGCAAATGGGGGCCAGATAAGTACGGCAGCCTCAAGGAGGAGTGGGAGAAAAAGGTTTGTGATTACGCATTCCTTCACAATGTGAAACCAGTAGAGGAAGCTTGTGCGCTGATCTTTGTCTGGCACGAAGAGAACAAGCGCCGAGACCATGACAACGTAGCAGGAATGAGCACAAAGTTCATTCTGGACGGACTCAGAGCAAGCCCGGTATTTGGCAACGACGGTTGGAAATGGGTAAACGGGGGTATCCTCCACAAAACCATTTTGGCTGTGGATAAAAAGCCAAAGGTCGGGGTTTACATCATGGAGGGAATACCCATTGACGTAAACTTTGCAAAGCTCAAGGAGCAGATTTGGAACACGCCTTTGAAGTTCAAGGCCAATAGTTGACACTCAAAATTCACAACATGAAAACCTATGTGGTAACCGTCTCTAAATTCTTCCCTGGGTTTCACCCAAAGAAAGGCGAAGAAACCGGATTTGTTGAAAAGATTTTAAGCGGTGAAAAAATCCACACCATCCGAGGAAACTTGGAGCTTTGGGAAAAAAGGATTGCCGAAGTGCAGGAGGGTAAAGCCGTTTTAAGTTTACGTTATTGGTCGGGCAAGCCATATCGAAGCCCTCAAGTAGAGTTTAAACAACTAACGTCAGTAGATGGGGTTGGGATTCAAGAAATTGAATTTTACAGGGAGATTTGCACTAATACTTTGGTTGATTATTTCAGTGAGAATTATTCAAAAATAGCCCAAAATGATGGGTTGGGCAGAGGCGATTACGTTGATTGGTTTGCAAGTGGGAAGTATGATCTTTCAAAGCCAATGGCAATAATTCAATTTACTAAATTCCGCTATTGATTTTTTCACACCCAAAGCAAGCAACATGAAAATCAAGAAACTCCAAAAGGATAAAAGCGGCATCCCTGGAATGCCAAAAACCGCGAAAACTCACCATTTGATTGGTCGCCATGGAATGACTGGCAAACGGGAATACACACCAAAGCAAATGCCAAAAGACCCGTATTTTGTGACCGAAAGCGATTTAAGAAAATGGGGTACGATTTAAACAAAATCCGTAACTTTGTTGAAAATCAAAGCCATGTCGGAAATTGTGCTTCAACATAGAAGAATAGCTGTATCGGAAAAGAGCACTTTGTCAACCCTGCAAATGGGGGGCAAGGTGCTTTTCTTTTTGCTGGAAGATGCACCCGCAAAGGATCAGGATGGAGACGGGACAGCGGACAAAGTAAAGGGAAGTACTTGTATTGAAGCAGGGGAGGGGTGGTTAGTTCCTTGGTTCAGCGGTAAGTTTTACGAAAAGGCCAAGACCAATAAACAGGATTTTGCTTTGGCTCTGCAAATGGTAAAAGGTATGGATCGTTGGGGCAAGATCATCACCCACGGCAATATCCGAGTACATACAGGGCTTGACATTATCCACACCGAAGGATGCCCACTGACCGGGGCCAAGCCCTACATCAACAAAGCGGGTAACTTTGCGTTTCAATCTGGAAGCTCAGGCGCTGCGTTTAACGGCATTTTATATCCGATGCTTAGGAAGATGTGGGAACCAGGGATGAAAGACTTTAAGATGCCTGTAAAGTGGGTAATTGACGAACATTTTTAACCTATCATAACCGAACCGAAAGTGAGTCTAAAACTATTGATCAAAGGAGATGAAGAATGTAGAGCACCGTGGTTTTACCGAGTGCTCCCGATTCTTCAAATGGTGCAACGATCAGGGATCACACACCAAATCATTGGACGGGGTAGCCAAATTGTTTACGACAACAATCTACCGTGCTTCAACGCTTTATTTGTGCATTTGCCGCACACCAAAGAAGATTACGAGCTGATTGAACGTGCTGCAAAGTGGGGTCTGAAAGTCTGGATTGACTTGGATGATAATTACTGGGAGATACCTCCCCTGAACCGCGCCCACAACTTTTTCGACAAAGACCGCCTCAAGATCATCGACAATTGTTTGCGCCTGGCTGACCTCATCACAGTAAGCACTGATCCACTCAATCAGTACGTTTCCAAATTCAACTTCATCCGGTGCCCAATCGCCACGGTCAATAATGCCATCAACGATTTTGTTTTGGGTGAGTTCTTCCCGCCGTCCTGGAATTACCAAGGGGGCGAAGTAACCATAAATTGGAGAGGATCAGAAACGCACGTGCCTGATTTGCTTGCTTACAAATGGGCATTCACCAAACGGGATGATATCAAGTGGCAATTTTGGGGGTATGATCCCAGGTTGTTGAATACGAAGTGGTACGGGTCTTTGGATGAATACGAGGTGAAGCCTTACGAAAAATCTGTTTTGGACTACTTTATGAGCTTTAGGAGAGCAGCAACCGACGTGCTGTTTGTGCCACTGGATTACAATACTTTTAACATTGGAAAGTCTGGAATTGCGGCAATGGAGGCGGTTTGGGCTGGGGTTTATCCGCTGTGCTGTGATCTTCCAGAATTTGCAGAGTTTTTCCCCAAAAGAGAAAACGAAATCCTGGCATTCATTGACGGATTTGCAGCAGGCGACAAAGCTGTACTTGATTTGTGTGCAGAGCAATACCTACATATGGTCGAAATCGTGAAAGAAAAATACTTAGTGTCAGGGTGGGAGCAAAAGCGATTTGAATTACTTGATAAAATGATGCAGTTGTGATGGAAGAAATCGAAATCGAAAGAAAGTGGCTGCTAAAAGAATGTCCTGGTCTTGATTACGACCAAGTAATCCAGATAGAGCAGTACTACAAGGACTGGTTGAGATACCGCAGACAACACGACGGAATTGGGGAATTTTTCTTTTGCATCAAAAAAGAACGCCTTTCCCACGGCGTAAACCGTGAAACATGGCAGGACTGCACTAAAGAGGACTTTTACCACAACTACCCACAAGACGAAAAGCCCATCAAGAAAACGCGGCATGTCTTGGAGTACGAAGGCCACAACATCGAAATTGATACCTTTGAAAATGGCTTGGTAATGATGGAAATTGAGGTCAAGAGCTTGAGCGAACCAATCCAGATACCGCAGATCATTCACGCACAAATTGAGAAAGAGGTTACAGGCGATCCTGATTACAGCAATTACCAGCTTTACCGAAAATTCAACGAACTTGAACCCGTGAAAAGCAAGATGCCAGTTAAACGGGTGATTCGTCAACTCAAGCGCGATTACTTCACCCAACGAAACAAAACCAAGCCATGACCGACTACAATACCAACAATTACCACAAATACTTTTTCGATGCCCAGGTGAAAGGCGGATACACCACTACCCACTACCACGGCCTTGTAAACCTTCACCAACAGGGCGCACAGTGGCTATATGACCGGGGCGTAAAGACAGCCTTTGAGATTGGTTCAGGACTTGGATTTTTCCTGCAAGGCGCAAAGCGGGTGGGGATCGACGCTAAGGGGTACGACATCAACCCATATGAAAGGGATTTTGCAATATCCAAGGGCATCAAACCAAAAGACTACATCTTAGGCGTTCCTGATCAGTTTGGAATTGATGGAGAGTACGACGCTTTTTACAGCGTTGAGGTCTTTGAACACATCGTTGATGAAACACTTATCCCGCTGGTGGAACAAATAGCTGAAAAGGGAAAGTTTTTCTTTTTCACTTCGACACCAAACTACACCACTCCCCAGGCAGATGCAGAGTGGGGGCACATCAATATCAAGCCCGTTGAAGATTGGATTGCTTTTTTTGAACAACACGGTCTAAAATTCCATTCCCTGAACAAAACCGTTTGTGCTTGGGGAATTGTTATGACTGGCAAAAGGTATCAGCCATGATTGCGGTTTTGATGATGTTTAAGGATGAGGAGGATATTATTGGGAAGTGCATCGACCATTGGTCCGGGCTTGGGGTTGATCACTTCTACCTTTGCAATAATGGCAGCACCGACAATTCAGCCTTTGAGGTTCTTGACGCTCAATTGAGGAATTGCGCTCAATTCACTGTTACGCACACCATCAAAGAGGATTTTCCACAGCGGGAAATGATCAACAAGCTCAAAGCAATGGCGATCAATGACGGCCACCAATGGCTATTTCCGATTGATGCAGACGAGTTTTTGAACCTTGGAGATGTTGGTTACACTTGCATTCGAGATTTTATCAACGCCAGGCACCATTCGCTTTTCCCGCCTCATTACGTTTGTCAATATCAGTACAAAAACATAATGCCGAACGGGGTATCATGGGTAGAGCCTGAGCACAAAAAGGTTTTTGGTAAATTTAAGCCTGAATGGAATATCAGCATAGGCAATCACCAAATTGAAAATGTGAATATTTTTTTTGAGATAGAAAGCATTTGGCTTGACCACTACCAATACCGAAGCTATGACCAATTCAAGCGCAAGAAAATAACATTCTTCAAAGCGTTTGAAAAGGCTGGCTACATGGATCACAAGTTTGTCAAAGAGTACCGATTGTACCAAAAGCATGGTGAAGCGTACTTGGAACAGATGTGGGATTATTTACTGAGAGGGGTAGTTGAGTTTGAATTTAAACCGTAGACTAATGAGCAACAAAAGAACCTTTAGTGATCTATCAAACGAAGAGTTGTTGAAAATCCTGAACATTGCTTTAAATAATGGTGATTGGCACACAACCACAGCAAGTGACATTCAATTGCATGATCTTTCAAACAACATGGCAGCTTATGGCACTTGCAAAATATCAAAGCACAACACATTCAGAGACAAGGAAGTTTGGTTTACTATCAATGAAAAAACCGTGCACATCTGGGAGAACAGGCCACGCCAAAACATGATTTACGAATCTTTGTATAGGGCCATCTACAATTTAAAGGATATTGTTTCAACTATCAAAAGCCTTTTAAATGGGTAAAGGAGGATTCACACCGGAGGAAAGGGCAAAATCAAGGGATTCACAGAAGCGCACAATTGCAGCACAAAAGGCGGCTATGCTCAAATCTTTATCGGAGCATTATTGTGTCGTAAAGTATGCAGCCAAAGAGGTTGGGATTGACCGTGGAACCCATGCCCGATGGATGGAGAAAGACGAAGCCTACCGGGACGCGGTAATGAGGCTACAAGAAGAAAACATTGACATAGCCGAAAACGCCCTAATGAAAGCCATTGAGAAAGGCGACAACGTTTTGATTAAATGGTACTTGGAAACCAAGGGCGCAAGTAGGGGATATGGTAGAAAACTGGTTGAGATCGGAGCCATAGGAGGCACCACAGAATTGGCAGACATTCCAAAAATAGTATGGGTGAAATCCGAGTAAATGAAAAGTTTGCCCCCCTTTTTGAAGCTCCAAAAACTCGCTACGTCCTGCTATCTGGTGGTCGTGGTGCTGCTAAGTCTTTTGCCATCACTCTTCTTTGCTCTCGCATCATGGCAGAGCACCACAACCAAAGAATACTTTACACCCGCTACACAATGGCGGCGGCTAATGATTCTGTAGTCCTTGAGTTTGCTGAAAAGATCGACATTCAAAACCTTCACCCCTACTTCACCCAAAAGAAAAACGATGTTTATTGCGGCTCCACTGGATCCGCTGTATCTTTCAGGGGCTTGAAATCCGGTTCCAAATCCCAAACCGCAAAGCTCAAGTCAATCAAGGCCAACATCTTTGTGCTGGATGAAGCCGAGGAATTGACAGACGAAGAAGAATTTGACAAAATTGACCTTTCGATCAGGGACAAAAACAAAACAAACCTGATCATCTTGATTATGAACCCGACGAACAAAAACCACTGGGTTTATAAGCGCTGGATTCAAGACACTAGGAGAACGGAAATTATTGACGGGGTGCCTGTTTCAATCTCTACACACCCCGACGTTACGCACATACACGTTACGTACCTGGACAACAAAGACAACCTTTCAGAGTCTTACCTACGGCGTATCTACGACCTCAAGGCCAACAACCCTAAGAAGTACGCCCACTACATCATAGGCCAATGGATCGAAAAAGCAGAGGGTGTAATTTATGAGGATTGGACAGAGGGTGTATTTGACGAAAAGTTGCCGTATATTTACGCTATGGACTTTGGGTACTTCCCTGATCCGCTTGCACTTGTGAAGATCGCAGTGGATCGAAAGCGGAAAAAGATATACCTAAAGGAATTGATTTACGAAACGGAGCTTTCAAACGAGGGGCTTCTAAGGATGATGGAGGACGCGATACCAGATAAGAGCAAGCCCATTGTATCGGACACCAACGAAAAGCGCACAGTGATGTTTTTGCGCTCCAAGGGGTTCAGGGTGATTGAGGCGAAGAAGGGGCCAAACTCCATTATTCAGGGCATCAAGGACATGAAAGATTACGAAATCATTGTCACGTCGGATAGCCCCAATATCAAAAACGAGCTTGACAACTACGTATGGGCCGACAAGAAAAGCGACACCCCAATAGACCAATATAACCACAGCTTAGACGCTGGGCGGTATGGGTTCACCTGGATTGTGAAGCATGTTCCAAGGCCGGGCGAAATGAAAACAGGTAAAGGATAAATCAAACATAATGGCAAAAGTCAAAACCGAAATTGAGCAAACAGGCGAAGGCCAACAAAGCGAGTGGGTAAACCCAGAAGCAGAGGCGATATTTAACGCGCTGCTATTAGCTTATCCAAAAGCAAGCCAAAGTCGGGTCATGGCTCCCTGGTGGAAAAGTATGCTATACTCACTAAGGGAGCTTTACCCGTCTGACATGCACATCGTGAACGCTTGGATTTTGAAGGAATCTGGAATAGTGCACCAAGATCAGCCCAAAGAAATACCCGCAAAGCCAGCCAAGCAGCCAAGCGAGTACAGAAAGGAACCTGATTACTCAGCCAAAGCCGGGCGGGAAACGTCGGGTGAATGTGAATCTTGCGGCTAATGGAAAATAAAGAAAAAAGAGTTAAAAACCTTTCCAATGAAAGATTGATTATCATGGCGAGTAAAATAATATACGATCTCCGCAAAAGAGACGGAAGGGACTTTGGCTTAAAACTACCTTTGGGATGGGATGAGGCTGATACTATTTTTATTGAAGTCATGAAAAGATTGAAGGATAGTCCAAAAGCAGACAAGGAATGATTGCACAACTATCCACCGGGGCCACAATCAATCTACCGCTTACCGCGCATGAAATACCGTGGGAGGCGTTTTGTGACTTCAAAGACCAAGAGCAGGAATACTTCACCGCGCAAGAAACCGAAGACAGCCAGGCCGCAATATTATCAATCACCAGGGCATTGGCTTACGTGTACGGGGATTGGATTTGGGATTTACCTTTTTCACTTGATGAACCGCTTGAAGAATTGTTTTTAAACGGCTTTACTGTCACGATAGGCGACAATCTATCTGTTATGCGACTATACGCACACCTGAACACGATTATCAATGCCTTCAAGCCTGAAACGCTCAAGGATAAAGTTTTTAAGTTGGCGGTCGGTGGCGAAGAATACCAATTGGATCAACTCAAGGCGGCTAAGTTTTTGACATTGGAAGGCGTGAGTACAGGCGAAGCAATTGAAGTGCTTGAGTTCAGGCGCATAGCCGAAAAGAACCTGGAAGAAAAGAAGTTTGCCCTTGGCAGTATGGACTTCACTTTAGGGCTGCGAGAACTGGCAATACTTGTAAGCAAGAAAGGAGAGTCGTTACCCTGGAACCGTAAAGAGTTGGAATCATTCTTAAACGACAGGATGCAAACTTTCAGAACTGTAACCGCTGGCGAAGTCTTAACCCTTCGTTTTTTTTTGATCAATTCCTACTTAATCTGGCTTCAAAACCGGATTATCAATTCTTCTGGAACGGCTCGCCCTATCAAGGTTCAGGAACTAAGTCGAAAGAAACCCGGGATCGTGAAGCGGCGGCGCGGGAAGCATTTGAGCTAATGGGCTGGCGGTTGCTACTCGATGCAGCACTACGGGAACAATGGTACGTTGGAGGAATGGAGTCACTTTGGAAGAGCGACTTTGAGGATTTTGTTTTTCTTACTTCACTTAAAAATTCACGGGTGTGAAAGTACTAACCAAGGCTGACTTCATAGCCATTTGCCGCAAGATCGTGGCTCAAATGGCATCACGGGAACAAAACAAAAAGGGAGTGCCTCACCGGGTCAACTCCTTTGCTGCTTTTGTGGACGATATGCAACCCAGCGTCATGCACCCATCATTGGGGGCCACGTATGGCGATTACAAAGCCGGGCGTTTCTTTTCCCGCAACTGGGATGCGTCGGGTAGTGATCCTTCAAAGATGTTCTTTGAATACCCTGGATTGGTGATTGAGGAAACGGGCAGTTATACCGACAGCATCATAAGCGACCGGATTTACCTCGAACTCAACATCATTGCCCTAGATCGCAACAAGTGCGAGAATTGCCCACCGGAAGTATTAGGGGGTGAAAGCACTTTTGAAAACTCGCTTTTCATAATCCGGTCTTTCATTCGTCAATTATTCAAGCATGAGGTATTTACCGATAATGTGGATGAATTTTGGATGACTCAAAATGAGGCCAATTACTACGTAGAGCAAGAAATTTATGAGTCGCTTTCAGCAGAGGGCCAGTGGATCGAAAGTGTAATTGACCCTCCAAGCCGATGGGCATTTACGAAGTGGAGTGACGGGGCCATAGGCGGCGCAAGGGGCTATGCAACGCCGCTTACAATCCAAGTATGCGAAACCATTGAAACCCGAATGAAGTACAATGACCCATTCACTCAAGTTGTTCCCGTCACAAACTGCGAGTCATGCGGATAGTCACGTATCAGGAATTGGTAGGGATCGCCCTAAACGCAGTCCAGGCCATTGCTGAGAAAGGCAAGGACGAATTAAGGGAGCAAGGCCACGTTGCAACAGGCCGAGGGATCGCCTCATTAAAGGCCAAAGTAGTCGAAAACGTCGGAGATACTTTGCGCATTGGCATAGAGGGCAACGATTACCTTTTAGATTTGGACACGGGAATACCAGCGAGCAAGGTAGACACAAGCGCGGCGGCAGAGGCAAGGTTATTGCAGTGGGCCAGAGTGGTAAAGCCTGGGCTTTCGGAGTCGAATCTAAAGCGGTTCACGTTTTTAACACTCAATAAAGCCGCTGTACTTGGGTTCCCACTGCCTGGATCGTTTGCCTTTTCAAAGAATGGTAGACGCACTGAGTGGATAAAGTTTGGCTTTGAGATGAACGCGGAAAAAATCATCGAAGAGCAATTCAAGGTATTCGAGCTTTTGGTAGAAAACTTTGACGAAATCTACCAAGCGGCCATTGAAGAAGCACGAAAAATAGCAGCATGACAAAGGTTCTGGTTTACGAAGTCGAGATCAAAGGCGTTAAAACGGCGGTCAATAGTCAGGAGGATTTGGCTAGGGCCATTAGGGACACCACTAAAGCCCGCCAGGCTGAGAAGTTCAACACCGACGAATACAAGCGGCTTGGAAACCAGATCGCAGCACTCAAGACGATCCAGCAGGAGCAAAGGCAAGAAGAGCGCAATGCCATCAACCAATTCAAACAAAATGCGGATCAGGGCAAGAATTCTTACCGGGCATTGAATGCGGAATTGGTACGGCTTCGTAACTCCTACAAAGACCTGACAGCGGAGGAAAGGCAAGGGGCTTTTGGAGCGCGTACCATCAAACGCATTCAGGAACTTGACCGGGAACTAAAAAGCATCGATGCCAACTTAGGCAACTTCCAACGCAATGTTGGTAACTACTCAAACTCATTCAACAAACTTGGAGACGCTTTAACCGGGGGGCTAGTTACCGGGGGCATTGTTGCCGTTGCCGCATTGGCAAAACAGGGATTACAAGAACTCTTTGAGTTAAACAAAGCCATTGCAGACATTCAGGCTAACGTAGTTAAAACAACGGGCCTAAGCTTCGACCAAGTTACCTCGCTTACTGAGGAATTAAAGAAGCTGGACACTCGCACAACCTTGGAAGAGTTGCTGAATATCTCCACCGTTGCGGGTCGTTTGGGTGTTGAGGGTGAAAAGGGCGTGTTTGAGTTCACTAAGGCAATTGACGTGCTCAACGTGGCCTTGGGTGATGATTTTGGGGGGAATGTAGAAGTTGTAACGGATCAAGTAGGCAAGCTTTCAAACGTATTATTTGGGGCCACAACTGACGGCGAATTACTGGCAGAAAATTTGCTTTCGCTTGGCAACGGCTTGAATGTTTTGGCCGCAAATGGTGCAGCGTCAGCCAACGGGATCACCGATTTTGCAAGCCGAATAGCTGCGTTAGGCGTGCCTCTTGGGCTTACAGCAGGCGAAATCCTGGGCATATCCGCAAGCCTGGAAGAATTGGGAGTTACAGCAGAAAGGGGCGGCACCGCAACGGGGCGTATATTTCAGGCGCTTACTCAAGACTCAAAGAAATTTGCTAAAGAATTTGGGATCACTCCTAAGGTATTGAAGGATGCAGGGATTGAGGCTAAGTCATTCACCGACTTAGTAAATACCGACCTTGTGAAAGCTTTACAATTGGCATCAAGCCGGGCCGTAACACTATCCAAGGACAATGTTGATTTATCAAGCAAGCTAAAAGCCGTTGGGCTTACCGGGGCGGGTGAGCTTGAAACCTTCTTAAAGCTTGGCCAAGCCAACGAAAGGCTATCTGAAAATATCGGAGTTGCAAACAAAGCCCTTGAAAGTCAAGATTCTTTGTTGTCAGAAGCCGCCGCTAAAAATGAAAACCTTGCCGGGGCTTATGAACGTTTGATCAACGACATCCGAGAATTTTTTGTGTCCTCCGATGTTCAGGACTTCTTTTTGGCCTTGATCCAAGGCGCAAGGGATGCAGGTACAGGCATTCAGGAGCTAGGCGCAACCATCGCCCCGTTGGGCCAATCAATTGGTGATCTTGCGAAGGGTTTAAGTGGGGCGAGTAAAGAGTCAGACGGGTTGACCGCTGCTTTTGATTTGCTCAACAAGGCCGGGAAACTTGCACAAAAACCGTTTGAGTTTTTGGTTGCTACTGTGAACGGGCTGATTAAGGGCTTTACTTTTCTGGGAAATAAGGTCAACGACTTTTACAATGTCATCCTTGGCCCACTTGACCGAACCGAAAAGAAAACCAAGGCATCAGCAGAAAGCCTAAAAGTATTCACCGACCTGGCCAACAAAGGCAAAGGTGATGTATTGCAATTTGGGGCTGGTACAGAACAAGCGGCAAAGGGTTTGGATAAATTGGCATCCAGTGCAGGCAAGGCCAAAAAAATAGTTGAGAGTTTCGCCAAAGATTCATTGTCATTCCTACGTAGTGAAGTTTCAAGGCTCGAAAAAGAGATTGATCAAGCAAGCCCCAAAGACCAACCCGCATTATTTGAGCGCCTGTTTTCCGCAAAGAACCAATTAGGCAAAGCCGAAAAGGAACAAAAGGCGCTACTTGACAACTTGACCGGATTTGTAGAAGCAGTTAAAGAAGTTCAGGACGTTTCAGAAAAGACATTCCAGCGTACCCAAACCGTAACTGAGGATGGGGTAATAAAGCAGGTTCAACAGGCCGAAAAGGGGTTAAGGGTAGTTGGTAAAAGTTTAATTGATCGCCTTGCAGGGCTTGGGCTTGAGATCAACGACGCTTCAACTAAGTTCACCAAGGACGCGACCGACCGAATCAGAACAGATTTTGAGGTAAGTTTGGATGCTTTACTTGAAGAGTTCGGCAACTTCTTTACATCCGGTCGGTTCTTTGACACACTCACTGAGGCCGGGGCCGCAATATCGGGTCTTGCCAGTGCTAGAAATGAATCCGAATTAAACGCCATAGAAGAGCGTTACGCCAAAGAAATTGAGTTGGCAGGGGATAACACCAAAAAGAAAGAAAAGCTTGAAAAGGAGCTTGCAGCAGAGCAGGAGCGCATCAGAAAGAAAGAGTTTGAACAGCAAAAGCGTTTCAGGATTGCTTCTGCTTTATCTTCGCTGGCATCCGGTGTTGTCAATATCTTAGCTACTCCATCAATTATTCCTGACCCATTGGGTGCTTTGTACAAGGCTGCCCAAATTGCATTTCTAACCTTCACAACTACAAGCCAAATCGCCCAAATTAGCTCGCAAAAAGCCGCTAAAGGCATGATCATAAAAGGCCCAAGCCACGCACACGGGGGAACACCCGTACAAGTAGGCAACACCACAATTGAGGCCGAAGGCGGGGAATGGATAGGCGATGATGGCCAGGGAGGCACCGCCATAGTCAACAAGCACAATACCGGGCGCTACTACCCTATTTTGAAACAACTAAGCGCGGTAAACTTCCCAGGCAAGCGGGTTGTATTATCTGCCATTAATGCGGATCGGGGCTATGGGGTAAAGTTTGAGCAAGGGGGATTACTTGAGCCTAATTTCTCCAAAATGAATGTGGGTGTGTCGGGGGGTATCAGCATCGTTACAATAGATGCCAACTCGATCCAGAACATGGCCGCCGCCGTTGGGATAGGAGCCAAACGAGGGGTTGAGGCCGGGCTAGTGGTAGCCAACCGGGAAAATGAAAGGATTGCACAGGCAGAACAAAAAAGCAAGATATGAGTTTCACCATAACACAGCAACCAGCCGACACAGTGCCACAGCCAAAGAGCAAGTACCTGGAATGGTTGTTAGGCACTACGGATTTCCTGAACAGCGCGGACGCTTTTGCAACGTTCACGCTCACCTTTGTTGACGGGGCCGAAGCCGATGCAATTGAGGTGATTGTAGTGGATTCGCTCTTTACCACCGATTCAGCGTTTCCTTTTACGGCGCTCACCTACCACCACGAAGCTGCCAAAGAAGACACCGCCGCCAATTTTGCAGGAATGCTTTCGATAAACCCCGATTTTTTAGACTGGGTTATAACTCATGCCGGGGGCGTAGTGACCGCAACCAGGTCAAAGCCTGGGGCATTGTCTCCGTTCACCTTTGTATTTAACGCACTCACCAACCCGCCGTCAGTTTCCAGCACCAACGGCACCACCGAAAGCAGAAAAAGTAAGTTTGTGATTTGGGATTTGTACGCAGATTCAACGCGCATTGTGGGCCGTAAAAGTGCGGCGATTGATCCAAGCGGGGTAAACGGGGTTTGCTCAATCAAGTTCGATCCTGCTTTCCTATTCAGTACTTACGAACCCAAAACCGATTTGCTTTTTTGGGCTGAGGATAATTTTTATATGGACATTCTGTTTAAAGCGGCGCTGATCAACCAAAACAGCATTTGCCAACAAGACGTGGAAGAAGTTGTACAAGGCGATTTGTTTACTCTGGTAAACTCCATCTTTCAACCCACCGATCAATTGGGGTTTGCACCATACACTAGCGACCCCAGCGACGACGGCCCAGGCGATCCGCTTGTAAAATGGGTGACGGGCAACCCTTTGAGGCGGTATCTGTATAATGACTTCTTTGAGTTGGCCGGTATTTACTTGGTCAATGATGGCGCATGGCGCACGGCTAATCCTTTCCTAATTGAGTTAACAATTCACATTGGAGAAACTACCGAAACCATTGCAGCTTCACCCGATACCGATGCACACCGTTTCTTTTTTGTGCCCATTGGCACCCTTAACGGATCGTATACGGGCCTACTCGATACAGCGGATAGCGTAGATATTCAGGTATTCGCCTATACAGATGGTGACGTGAAAACCGCGTATTCTGAAAAGTTGGTTAGAACATTCTCACATCAAGATTGCGACTGTAAAGAAGTGATTATCTATTTGGGCGATCTTGGGAGCTTTGATAGCATCAGATTTGGAGAATTGAGAGCACTCAATCAGGGCGTGGCGGCAGCAACCCGAATATTTGAGCCTGGGGGCCGTGACTACGAAGATCAGATACAGGACGTTGCCAAGGTGGACACCATCACCGATGCACAAAACGAGCTAGTCTATATCTCCGAACCCATCAACGAATTGAACCGGGGCATGTTTGAGCAGCTTCAACGAAGCCCGCAAATTTACAGAATCAAGCAGGTGGAAACCACGTCGGGAACGGTATCGAAATTGGAGCGCTTACAAATGACCAGAGGTAACTTTGTGAATATGAACAGGGGAGGGGATAAGCGATTTGAAGGCGTGTTTAAAAGTGCATCCGGTACGAAATGGCACAAATAAAACAAAATATAAAATGGAAAACTTTGAAGAGTCTTTGACAGAAGAAGAAAAAGAACATGCGAGAATTGAAACCGAAGCCTACAATGCTGTTAGAAATGGTATTGATTGGGGTAAAGAAGAGGGTGATTTGGATGTTGAAGTTATTTTGTACGCAATGAAATATCTTCAAGGAAATCCAGGGTCTTCAATTCCTGACGCTATTGACCACGGATTAGGTGAGTGGTTGAAATAAAAAAAAAGGGGGCTATTAACCCCCGCAGTGACATGTTTACTCTACTTCATGAACATAAAAACTAAACTTCATAATTCACAACGCCACAAATCTACACCAACGAAATGATAAAAGCAAAGAAAATTTCTGGCATCCCTGCGCATTTACTAACCGATGGTGAGTTTTATTTTGATTTGCCGGAGGATTACGGCATACGCAAGTCAAAGAGCCGTAGTGAGCTTGATACTGAGAACAAGGTAAGCCAAGAGGTCGCTTTGTCTTTTACGCTACCGCGCTCACCTGGCAATGACTATTTCTTTGCTGATTACACCGGGGCAATTGATGTTTGGGTTTGGGACAATGGCGAAATCTTAGAGTTTGACGAAATCAGGCTCACCGAAACCAAGGAGGAAGGGTATGAAGTTGAAATATACGGCTCAAATTGGGCTGAAAAGCTCCAAAGGTTACGGGTTAGAGATGTGGATTTAGGGGAATTTGAGTACAGTGATGCAGAAATAGCAGCGTCTTGGAGCGATGAAACGATCATGGCAACGCCTACCCTGGCGAGTTACGGAGGTTGGAACCAGGAAGGAAGCGCAACACTCAAGGATTTGCGCATGTGGTTTAACCTTACAAAGGTTATGAGGGCCTGTTTTTGTGCCATTGGTTGGAAGTTTGAAAGCAGCGTTTGGGATGTTTGGCCCTTCAATCGCCTTTATGGGTACATTTCGGGCGAACACTGGTACAGCTACGACGGCAAACAAGACCCTTTGCGGGTGACGGTAGGCAACAACGGAAGTATGGACTTAGATGGGACGATGAGTAATTTAATTTTCCCAGATACGATTTATGACCCGTTTGGACTATACGACAACATTTTGGCATTCCCTGGGGGTTACCTCTACCCTTCTGGCACCGCAAGCCAAAACGAAATCGACCTGAATTTAAGAATGAGCCTTGTCGTTGAATTACTCGAAACCCCTGCAAATCTACCAGGCGCAACGTGGTCTTTAATTTTGATTTGGAGTAGTGCGGTAACGTCGGGCGATATAATTTTGCTTGAGCAAATTCAGGGCATCCCAGGCGAAGCCCAAACAATAACCGTCGAAATAGATTTTAGGATTGAGAATGTCAGCGAGGGGGACACGTTCAGCGTGTACGCAGGGTATACCGACAACATAACACCGGGGGGCATTGACTACCCTTGGAGTATTTCACCAGGGGGAAGACTTAGTTTTGAACCTGATCCACCGCGCTACATCGAAAACGACACGATAAACCTGGGGGATTTGATTGATCCCAATTTGAACGCCCTGGACTTATTCAAGGGGATGCAGCACATGATCAGCGGCATCATCAAACCCGACTTCAACACCAAAACCATAAGCCTTTATCCTCCGTACCAAACCAGCATTGACGCGACAGTAATGGAAGGATTTTTCCTAAACTCTGCTCTGGACCTAACGACAAAGGTTCAAGGCGGGTCCTTAGTCAAACGTGAAATAACCGAGCAGCACGAAAGGTATTTGCGCCTACAATTCAAAGATAGTTCTGATTCATTTATCGAAAGCAGGAACTTTCCCGTTCAAATATGGTCAAAACTCGTTGACACCGGGGGCGCAAAAGAGGAAACCAAGACACTCGAGAACCCAATATTTGAACCAACGATTGAGCGAGATACCACCGTGGAGGAAATTGGTTTTCTTCCTGACGGTTCCAGCGTTGACGCAACCCCCGCACTCATGGCGTTGTGGGATAATGAAGACGGGAAACTGAGCAAGAAATTGGGCTATCGGGTAGCGTATAACCACGGGTTAGTTGAGCAATTGAACAGCAGCGGCGATCCTTACCAACTAGTTTACGAAGGCGTTGCCATTTCAGAGTTTGGGTACTTATCACAGTGGCCCACACGCGCAGTAAGCGTAGCCGGGTTTTACCGTCCCGTGTATGGCTCAAGCAATGGCGACTTTTATACAGCGTTTTGGCGGCTTAAAATTGTAAAGGATTTTTACAAAAACGCTGACTTTGAATTGCTGCTTTGGCTTACTGAGCAGGATTACAAAGAGCTTGATTTTCGTAAACCCGTGCTCGTTGATTATTACGGGTATCGACTTTTCAAGGCCCTGGCAGTTAAAGACCACCGGGGCAGCTTTGTGAGCACACCCGTAACTTTGGTTGAAGAAAGCGAAAACACGATACAATGATCAGGACGGTACATTTAACCGACGAACAAAAGCAAGCCATTGCAGACATGGCAGAGCAGGAAATCACATGGGAGGATGCGAAGACGCTTTTCCAGCTTGGATTTTGGCGCGGCTCTGAATGCTGCGCAGATTTGAAGGACATCAAACAATGGATCAAATGGGCTATACACGACGGGAGTCTACCCGCATCGACATTGAAAAAGTGATTGTGATTTTTTACAACCGCATTGCAGGGGCTAAAGCGTCGAGCATTACCGACATTCCTAAAGACCCTTTAGCCTTGTTGCTCAACATGACCTATGAGCAATTAACGGCGGCATTGATACGAGAGGACTCGCAAAAGGGTATGAGTTGTGAGCAATTGCGGATAAAATGGGGATTGACTGAAAGGAAATTGAGAAGGGTAACGGGGAAGAAATAAAAAGGCACCCGTTTTGAGTGCCTAAAAATTATTACTTTTTGTAAGTGCCTTGCACCCCTCTTAATTTTCGATCCTCTGACCGTTTAGCAATCCACATCAATGCTTCATCAAGCTTTGTAATAACCATAGATGTTTCGCGGGTGGCCATTTCTCCGACATTGACAGCTTCAAGATATTGCTTTGCTGTTTGAATAAGCGTTTCGGTGAAAATTCCTTCCTGCCTAAAAATAGAATCATCCTCTTTATTGCCCTTGCAAAACAAAATTTCAACGCCGTTACCGTCTTCAATGCCGTCATTGGTCACTTTGTAAGTTGGAACATTGTAGGATGCGCCCTCAATTACTGTTTCAATTACCCTTGGATTCTTCATTTTGTTAAAGATTAATGATTTTTTAATGATCAAATATAAGTGCATTTATAATAGTACACAAATTTATTTTACCTGAAATGAAATTTATTTTTCAGTCAAAAACGTCCGACCACCAACCCGCCACCATTCCAAAGCCCGTGCAATAAGTAGATTTTTGTTGAAAATCGTACACATGGCCGAGGTTTTGGACAAAGTAAAGCCGGATGAAGTCTTTACAGCATGGGAATACAAGGCGATAGAGCCACCGGAAAGACTTAAATCAATGGTTCCTGAATATGGAATCTATGTCGAAGGGTACGCAAACAAGACCAGTAAAGACCTTTTAGGGGATGTTGTAGCCGCTTACAATTGGAATCAAGACACTGTTGATGGGTACATGAAAAACGGGTACGGCACACTCCTATTCAACCACAACGAAAACAAGGCAGTCGGTAAAATCCTGGAAGCTGAGGCAATGCAGGACGGGCTTTTTGTGCGCGGGTACGTGTCGAAGTCTTGGTCGGATTCTTGGATGCTGGAAGAGGGCTACATCAAAGGGTTTTCGATTGGGTACTTGACCAACTGGGAGAAGAGCCTATACGAACCCCAAACAAATACTTTCTTTCTGGACATTGCCGCACTTTACGAAATCTCAATCACTCCAATTCCTGCAAACTCCGACTCTCTTATCACTTCAATAAAGGGCCTGATACCAAAGGCTTCACCAAATACTAAAACAATGAATGGACTTTTCAAAAAGATCAAAGACCTGTTTGGCGTAGATATTCCAGAAAACGCAACTGAACAGGCCGCCATCGAAGCTTTGCAAGGTATCAAATCCCTCAAGGCTGAAATCGACGCGGAAGAACTCAAAACAATGGTAGCCGCCGCCGTGGCTGAATTGGGGTTGAAGAAAATTGATGATTCGGCTTTTGCTGAAAAGTCGGTAGTCGAAACCCTGAAAGGCACCGTTGAAGCCCAGGCCAAAACCATCAACGACCTGGCCGCTGAACTCGCAGGTAAGAAACTGGAAGAACCAAAACCGGGCGAAGGCAATGCCAAAACCGGGCTGAGTGACACTGAAAAAGCATTTGGGAAGGCTCTAAAAGCCTCTGTGAAAGCGTAATCAATTTTGCCCACACTGTAAAATAAACAATAAATGGAGCCAATTACTCTGGAACCAATTTTCATGCCAGATAGCAATATGTTAATGTTCCAAACGTCGGAACTTAACTATCTGGCAGAGCAGCGATACAATGACAAGTTTGGATTTTATCAAGCTGCTTTTGGCATGTATTCTTACATGCGCCTCACCACTGATTTGGAATACAAGATTTGGTATCCACAGGGGGAGCCTCATTTGTGGCAGCCGCATAACTCATGTGCCTGGACACCGCTGGGGGTTTACGGATTCGCCAATAAAACCATCAGTCCTTGCAAATCCAAACTCAATTTGGAGTTTTGCAACGATGAATTTTACAACAGCGTTTTCCGTTCCTTCCATGCCTGGAATACCGGGGCCACCGTAGGGCTGAGTGCAGCAGGTCAGGCAGCGTTGACAGCGTTGACCAACACCATCGTGAAAAGCGCCACCGTTGGCAATCGCATGATGTTGACCGCTGGTCAATTGTTCGATCCCGAAACCGTGGCCATTGTTACAGGCACCCCTACTAACGTAGAAGAAGCTTTCAAGAAAACCGTTGGCACTTGCCGGGGTTGGATTGAGTTGCTTATCTCTTTGGAGGCTGGCGACCCTACCAAGTACGCACACCTGAACTTGGATAGCTTGTTTATCCAATCCGGAGGAGGTCAGAACATTGCCACCAACGGCCAAACCTTTACGGGTTCCGTAGTTGCGCTGTATGACAGCATCTTTGCAGCAGCCACCAACGATTTGCAAGAGGCAATTATTGACGGCGGCATTGGCGATACAGGCCGTTCGTTCATGCCCATGTTCCTTGTGTCCAATTCTGTGAAAGCAAAGTTGTACGCAGACTTGCTGGCGCTTAATGCCAGTGCGGTTCAGATCAAGCCACGGATTAGCCAACGGGCAATTACCGCCAACGGGCAGACCTTCGATGTAATGTACATCGACAATGTTCCTGTGATCCCAGTGGGTGATGTTGCCAACTATGACAAGTTGTTGACAGGCCGTAGCCACTTTGCATACCTCACCATTTCCGGTACGATTCAGTTGGGTTCCAACTTTGCGCGTATTCCAGAATTGGGAACGGGTGAGGTTGCAGTTGCGATCCAGCAAAAAACCGACTTGGACGAATTGGGCAAAGTCTTGTTCTTGTCGCATTCCTTGAGCGCAACCGCAATCAGCGACACCAAGTACATTGCCGGGGGTTACAAATACACTGTACCGCTATAATCGTTTTTGGGATATATCTGGGAGGGCTTAACGGCTCTCCCCTTCACAATTAAAAGCTAAAACAATGGCTGAAATAATCTGCGAACCCAAGAACCTTATCAGTTCCGAAACTTGCGCCGACCGGGGCGGGTGGTACATTGGGTTTTACGCGAAATACTCCGAGATTGATTGGGCAGATATGGCAAGCGACGCACTGCTTTTCGACCAAACCAATCAAGAAATCTTAGGCTTCACAATGGTTGGCGGGGCCACCTGGAAGAAGATCGAACCCCGCAAACGTGGAGCAACCTATAATTTCAATTACACGAGCGCTACGGGCTTCTATGAATGCAACGCCGCTTGTATTTTCGACAGCAAAGACCGTGACCGCCGCAACAATTTGCAGTACGCAATTCAGTGCTGTGACTTGGTTGTAGTACTGTTTGGCAACAACGGCAAAAAGCGTGTGATTGGCGTGGATTGGAACGGCGCAGAGTTTTCCCGTCCCGTTGACAATTTCCGTATCAGTCAGCACAATGACCAGGGCGGCGACCTTGGAACCAGCACTAGCACCGACGATCTGGCATGGCAAGGCAACCAGCTTTTTGCACCCTTGTTTGCAGATGTAGCACGCTCGATTTTTCCTTCTTAATATTCCATCCAATGCGCTCTATCTTTGTTTTGCTCATTTTGGTAATGATAGGGTTGAACGGAAAAGGGCAAAGTGTAACAGCTTTGCCCGATTCTGTTTTATCCCAGTGCTGTTTAGAAGTCACGCTTTTGAATGGCAATGTCACAACGGTTGATTGGGTCTTTATCCAGTACATCGCCCGCGACGGCTCAGGCACCAAGCTTTTTGTTGAGTACGCCCCCAACTTTGGCGGTATCCAGTGGGAAACACAGATTCGCATTCAGGATGATTTTGATGATGTAATTGAGCGCTCCAAATTTATTATCCTTCCTTTTACCGTTGGCTCAACAGATTACGGCATACATCGAAATTGGATTGCCAACATTGAAGAAAACACCACCACCGGGGGGACTTGGATTTATGGTCGTTTTGGCACCCCTACAAAGCGCAAATTCAGCGCCGTTGAGGATTACGAAACCCTGAAAAACTTACTGCTTGCATGTCGTCCACGGGCTATTGTAGTAGCTGAAAACGGGCTTTATACTGAGGGTGACACCGTGCGCATGGGGGGCTTTTTGATTGAGCAAACCAAGATCAGAACAGCCGGGTACAATTGGCAAATGAAGGATGATGTTTCAAGCGCAGAGTTTGGGCTGGATTACAATTCGCCGTTTGGTGACACCTCGGTTTATACCGCCCGACGAACTGGGAAATGGAGGTTGCTGAATACAATGGGTAGAAGGTATTGGGGCGTTTTCATGGAAGATACTACCGGGGTTTCCGGGATTTACAATAGAATTACGCATGGTTTTTATTCCGGTACTGATGACCCATACGTGGATATTTATTCAAGTTCAGGAGCTGGTAGCAATATAGCATTAAACTGGTTCATCAATAGTTCATACGGAGGGAGTTGGACATACAAGGACGGAGCTTCAAACCCTTATTACACGCATGGCTTTTCTACAACTCAATTCGGCGCGGTTATGGGGTCAGGTGAATCCGGGACGGGTGACCCAGGTAATGGCGTACAAATAACAACCAATGGGTATGGAATAGGCGCTGATGAATGGATTGGGATTAGAACAAAAAATGTGGACAATGGCTTGGCTCATCCTGGGCAAGTCCTTAGCTTAGTGGATAGCATAAGCGGAAAGGTTGAATTTATCACCATCGACCTTTCAGCCTACCTCCCAATTGCCGATACCGCCGCAATGCTTGACCCTTACATTCAAGGGGCTGGAACCCTGAACTACTTACCCAAGTTTACAGCGGGGCGGGTTATTGGGAATAGCAACCTCTTCGACAACAACACCTATGCCGGAGTAATTGGCCGACCTTGGAAATTTGGGGAATACACCACGGCGGGGTTACCTACTGGGGTGACGGGGTACACGGTATACAATACGACCACAAACGGCCCAGCTTGGTATCAGGGGTCTAGGTGGGCTTATGGACTGGAAAGCACGTTTAATCGGGGGACAGCTACGCGGGTTCCATTTTTTGACGCTAACGGGCAGATAACAGATAATGCGCAGCTTGTTTTCAATTCCAGCACGGGCGTAACCACAATGGCATCCGGTTCGGATATTCTCAGCTTCGACAACTCTAACGGTTCGGGTTTTCCTGAAATCAGGTTTTTCAATGGTGGCGTATCTGAAGTGTTTTTATTGCCTGGAACATGGTCTGGCGGCAGGCAAGGTTTAATTTTTTCCGCAACGGCAAACGTAAGCTCGTTAGTAAGTATCCGATCATTGC